CAAGGATTTCCGGGTAAGAGGAAAAATTGTTGAAAGCATGAAGTGAGTCAGAAACAGCATTTTTAATGATTCAGGTTCTAGTGCTCACTCCGGGCGTGCGGGTTCAAGTCCCGCCTCGCGCACCAAAGAAAAAGCCTTGAAACTCAACGGTTTCAAGGCTTTTTTCATGCTTTCAAAAAGCTGTTTTCCCTTATTTTTTCCCTTTACAGATTTGAAAAGCTGCTTTTGTCCTATAAATCGGACAACTCAGGCTTGCTTCACAGCTCCCAAATCGTTGATAAATTGCTCCATTCTGGCGGCGCTTTCGTGCCTCATTCTCTCTGTTACATGGCCGTACACGTCCAGAGTAAAGGCTGCTGTATGATGGCCCAATGTCTCTTGCACAGTCTTAACATCGTCCCCGGCCTGCAGAGCTGCCACGGCGTAAGAGTGGCGCAGATCATGGAAGCGGGCAGAGGGCAAGCCGATACTTTCCGCAAGCTTCTTGAAATGCAGATACACTGTCTGAGGGGATAAGTTGCGGCCTATCTCATTGGTGAAAACAAGGTGGAGCGGGTTTGACCATGCACCATAACTCTTGAGCTGCCACTCCATTTGCTTTACTCGCTGCTGTCTGAGGATAGCCATTACTGAGGGAGCGGGAGTAATAAGGCGGCTTTTGCTGTTCTTGGTGGTGACAAGCTGATATACACCCTCACCCCGGACGCGCTGCAGCTGCTGCTTGACTGTGATAGTACCGGCGGCAAAGTCCACGCAATCCCATGTGAGGCCCAACACTTCACCCTCACGCATGCCAGTGAACAAAGTAACCACATAGACAGATTCAAATTGATGCCCCTTTGCAGCATTGAGGAGCTTTTTTATATCCTCGCTGTCGAGGGTCTTTATTTGTGCTTTTTCCACGCGGGGCAGCTCACAAGCATCAGCCGGGTTAGTTTTCAGATAACCGACCTTGACGGCCTGCTGTAGAGCCTTGTGCAAAACTCCGTGGGTGTTCTTTACAGTCTTTGGAGAAAGGGGCTTTTTACCTTTCAACAGGCTGTTATAAAAGCGCTGTATCTCATGGGGAGAAAGGGCCGAGAGTTTAACCGCACCCAGAGCGGGCTTGATGTGCGTTCTGATAGTGGCCTTGTAGCTGTCCTTTGTGCGGGGCTTCACGTCTCCCAGGTACTCAGTTTCCCATATATCAAGCCACGCCCCCAAAGTGAGCTTGGCAGGCTCAGAATAGCTGTTATCATTGACGGCCACGGCGGCGGCCTGCATCTTCTCTCTGACTTCCTTTTGTGTCTTGCCGCTGAAACTGCGCTGTATCTGCTTGCCGGTGCCTGGGTCACGGCCTACAGTTACGCGGGCTTCCCAGTATATATAATCCTGTCCATTGCGCCGAACAACTTTCTTCCTGATAGTGCCGCTACCCTGTGCAGCTCTTTTAGCCATAATCTACCCTCCATTCTATGCCTCATGCCTTGTGCATGGGGCTTTTTTTTATTGCCGGACTTCAAATGTCCAAACGTTTGGACATTTGAAATTTCCCAACGTTGGAAAATTCGACAACGTTGTCGATTTTCCCAAGCGCTTGGGAAAATGGCAAACGCTTGCCGATTTCAAATCATTCAATGTTGAATAGTTTAATCCTCTGATTCGTGAACCTGATACTTGGGGATCTCCGTCAGCTCCTCCACGCGATCGGCGGCGGCCTGCTGCCCCTGCTCATTGAGAAGCTCAAAAGCATCAAGCATACGCTGCCGGTGGGGGTTAATTGGGATTATTCCCAATGCTTCCAATTCGTCACGATAGTATGGCCGCCATCCATGAAGCAGCTCGTCATGCCGAAATTGTGGGCCGTCAAAAGTTTCGCCTTCAAGTTCTTCTCCCAGCATCTTGTAAACAGTTTGAATTTTAGTCCTAAGCTCAAACGGATATTTTTCAGGGAAAAGAAACACATCTTTTACAAGGGATTCTGGGATATCTAATTCTTCAGCAACATGTGAGAGGGAAACAGAGCCAATTAAGAAGCTATCAATATCTTCTCCCAAGACATCAGCAATTTTAGTTAACGTGTCCATTTTGGGGGACCGTTTTCCGGATTCATATAATCTCAGACTGTTCACAGCAATTCCGGCCTGCTCTGCAAGCTCAATCTGTGTGTATTTAGCGGCTTTTCGTTTTGATCGAATTAAATCCCCTATTTTCATAACGCGCCTCCGTAAGGAAAACTTTGATTGTAAGTATAAATCATAACCACAAAAATGGCAATAGCTTTAATAAAATACTTGACAATAACTATTTATGTGGTTATACTAAGGCCAAGATATACCCATAAAAGTGGGTAGAACCACAAAAGGAGGTGTGACAATGATAGTAAAGCCTGATTCAGTAAAGGTTATAACAGCTATGGCACAGAACAAGATGACTTGCAAAGACCTGATAAATGAGACTGGACTTTGCCCTCTCACAATTACCAATATCCGGAAAGGCAAAAAGTGCAATGCTCTGACAATCGGCTCTGTAGCGGCAGCTCTTGGTGTGCCAGTAGCAGAACTTCTGGAGGTGTAGATGTACAAAGCAATCATTGACCGCCTGCCGGATTTGAGCATCGAGGCGCGGGAGGATATGGCCGAGACCATCGAAGATATGATGATCTATAACTGCTATGAGGCCCGACCGCTTGAACAGCTTAAGTATTGGCATGATGACGAAATCCCGGAGGAATGGGATTCAGAACTGTGTGAGCAGCTTTCAACATTGGACTGGGAGGAAGCCCAGGGCCTTGTTGAAAAAATCAGAGCGGGCTTGCCCGAACAGAAAGGAGTACATAGAGAATGGCTGAAAAACTGGCCCTCACTGTAAAAGAGACTGCAAGTGTCCTGGGAGTATCGCCTCCCCTTGTATATGAGCTTATCAACCGCTCAGACTTCCCCTCGTTCAAAGTGGGAAAGCGGCGCCTTATTGGCAAGGCCGCGCTGGCTGAGTGGATAGATAAACAGGCGCGCAGCGGGGCAGAGCTCTAAAAACCCCGCTGCGAAAGCAGCAGGGGAGGGGTACAGTGCCACGAGTAAAGCGCCGCATATTTGCCGGGGCTGTATGTGAACAGCATGTTTACACAGTCAGCGACAAAGCAAAGAGCATCAAGAAAGCAAAACCAAAAAAGCCCCGCTTCAAGAGCGAGGCCGAGCGGGAAAAGTTCAATTTCGGGGTAGCTCTGAGAGAGCACCGGCGAAAGTTCAACGCTAACTTTTCCCCTACAAGCTGCTTTTCAACACTGACCTTTGATGTGGAGGAAGAAGTTCACGACTACCCCACAGCAAAGAAGCTCAGAGACAATTATTACAGGCGTCTCCAATACGCCTGCCCGGATGCAAGAATAGCAATTTACATAGGCCGAGGCAAGAGCACGCACCGAATACACATGCACTTGGTTTCGGATGGTGTACCGGTCGAGGTTATCAAAAGCAGGTGGAAATATGGCCCTGTAGTGCGTATAGAGAAGCTCAGAGAGCACAATTACACAAAGGATGGGAAATATATCGGCCAGTGCTATGACGGCCTTGCAGACTATCTATTCAAGCACTGGGAGCCCGAACAGGGCAAAGGAAGTTACCACAAACTGAGCCGAAACATGAAGCCCCCGGAGCGGGAGGACGTGGCCGAGTGCAGGCGTGATTATACGCCAAGCAAGCCCCCAATAGCTCCAAAGGGATATATGTACATCGGCCATGAGACAAACCAATACGGCTTTCTCTGCTTCAAGTATGTGAGAGAGCTGGCACAAAGGCCCCCTGACCGCCGGCCAAAAGGCGGCCGTCTAAAGACTTGAATATATGTCGATTTCTACGACGAAAATCAAAATGGAGGTTAAAAACATGGCATACTACAAGATTTGCCCCGAGTGTGGGTGTGCTCTTGATCCCGGTGAGCGCTGCGACTGTGAGGATAAAAAAAGAGTTGCCCATGATGACGCAAACATCACAGGCAACAAAGGAAAATGCGAATATTCCGATAACTTATTTTATCATAGGAATAATGCGCTTGTCAATCTTTTGGAAATGGAGAAGAAAGAACAACGGGCAAGTATCGCCAACATGAGCACCGAAGAACTTAGAGCAGCCCTTAAAGAAGCTATTCTGTCATTGCCCACAGACAGGCAACTTCAAATTAAACCGGTGCTTGAAAGCATCACGGCAAAGAAACAGCTTGCATAACAGACAAAGGAGGCCGCCCAAGAAATGAAGATAACAGTAACATGTTCCCAGGAAGAAGAAAGAGCAGTCCAGAATTTGGCGCAGATAGTCATTAACAACTTTCCGGGAGCCAAGCTCAAGGAGAGCAAAGCTCAGAGGTAGGGGGAGGTCCCCCCACACCCGGGAAGGCCACTCCAAGCGCCAGCGCCGAAATACCCCCGAGGAAAAATATTTTATTAGGGTGGGGCAAGGAAAAAATATCAAAAAATATCCCCCCTAAACCCTTGATAATACACACTCTCTCGCGCACGCGCACGCGCGCGGGCGAAAGAAACAGCCAGAAAGGAGGAATAAAATATTAAAGCTAACGAACTAAAGCCGCGTGTTGAAGAAGAAACATTACGGCTACGCAAACTGCTTTCCGACAACAAAGTTCCGTCCTATAGGCTTGAAATGCTTTCAGAAACGATAAAAAGTGCAGCCTGGTTAGCGGTAAAACTTGAAGATGCCCGAGAAACCATCAAAAACGGCCGGATCATACTCAAATATGATAACGGAGGCGGGCAAAAGGGGAGCCGGGCAAACCCGGCATACAAAGTTTACATTGATCTCCACCGGACGCATACGGCAGCTATTGAAAAGCTGCTTTCTGAAATTCCTCCCGGCGTGATTATCCCGGAAACCCAAGAAACCCCTTTAAGTATTATCATGGCAAAACATAATAAGCGTATGCTCCAAAATACAAAATCAACAGAGCGGGAAACTGCTGTAAACAACGGAAAGAAAGGTGATTAAAATAAGCTACAAAATAGATTTTGAGCCGGGAAATGTTGTAGGACTATCAAAGGAAGATGCAGCGGCTTTGCAAAAATTGATAAATGTATACAGAGCGCACAACTACAGCAACGACAAAAAACAGGAATACTATGAGGGAAAAATCCCCTTGCACCGGGTCAACTTGGGCATTGCCTTGCCGAATGGTATGCGTGGCCTTGAAATTGGCTGCGCATGGGGCTCAAAGGCTGTAGACGTACTGGCGGCACACTCGATGTTTGACGGCTTTGTAAACCTTAACGGAGACGAAGCCGAGGAACTAAACACTATTGTAGCAGATAACCGGCTTGTGTCGGAGTATTCAAAGGCGGTAAAAGAAGAACTTAAATTTGGGTGCTGCTTTGCAACGCTTTCGGCTGATCCAAAAATAAAATGCAAGATATACTTTCATTCTCCCCGGACTGCTGCAGCTCTGTGGGACGGGGAAAAGGGGCGCATAGAGTGCGGATTTGCAATTATAGACGTAAACCCCGCCACGAACGAAGCTACACTTGCAAATTTTTATACCGATGATCACATAATCGTGCTACGCCGCACCGCGCATGGATATTGGACGGCAGAAAAACATAAACACCCCATGGGCAGGCCCTTAATGGAGCCGCTTATCTGGAACGCAACAGTTCACAAACCTTTTGGTCGTTCTCGAATAAATGAGCCTATACGCCACCTTATTGAAAGTTTTGTACGTACTGTAGCAAATGCGACTATTGGCCTTGAATTTGCTACAGCCCCGCAAAAGTATCTTTTAGGAGTGACCGATGAACAATATGAGACGCTGATTAGTCAGAAATTCCGGCAGTATGTAGGAAGTATCATTGCGGCAACAAACAACCCAGAAAGCGGGGAAAAACCCAGCTTCGGGCAGCTCCCGCAAGGGAGTATATCTCCACACGTTGAAATGCTGCGCATTCTTTCAACGCAGTTTTCAGCTGCTACAGGGCTTAGTGTGACGGACACCGGCGTTATAAATACTGCCAATCCTACAAGCTCAGAGGCAATACTTGCCCAAACAAGAACGCTTGTAAGAATGGCAGAAGAATTAAACATAAACAACGGCGAATCTCTAAGAACTATAGCCTTAATGGCTCTTGCTATTGCAAACAACACGACTATAGAAAAGCTTGATCCGGAACAAAAAAGATTGTGGCCCACTTCAAAAACCCCGCGACACCCTCAATTTCTGCTACGGCAGATGCAGCCTCTAAAATTGCATCAGCGCGTCCCAGTTTTGCCCAGACGGACGTTTTCCTTGAAATGATGGGATTTGACAAGGCCGATGTTCGCCGCATCAAAGCCCAGGAACAGCGTACAAGAGGTATAAACCTTTTGGAGGAGCTTGAAACATGATTATTTCAGATGCCACATGGACAATAAAATATGTCGGTCGCTTGCAAACTGTAAACGATGCAGCGGCGGATCTTATGCGCAAATACCTTGCAAAGCACAGTATTGTGACCCTCCAGGACTGGAACGCACTGACCGATTATGCATATTCTTTGACCACGAAATACGGAGAAGCCGCCGCGGCGCTTGCCTGTGAGCTTTATGATGCCATTGCAGAGGCAACAAAAGCCAATGTACTTCCGGCGGTACCGGCAGATCCGCCAACATATTCCGAAGTAGCAAAGGCGGTTAGAGGCACTGGAAAGAGCGGAAACACAGAACTAATGGCCGGTGCGATTTCACGACTTGTAAAAGTTACCGGAGTAGATACCACCATGCAAAACGCCCTAAGAGACGGCGCAGAATGGGCATGGATTCCACGCGGTGACACTTGCGCGTTTTGCCTTTCCCTTGCCTCTCGTGGCTGGCAAAGAGCATCAAAAAAAGCTATAAAGAACGGCCACGCAGAGCATATACACGCAAACTGTGATTGTACCTATGCAGTGCGCTTTGATTCTAATACTGACGTTGAGGGATATGAGCCTGAAAAGTATCTTGAAGTATATCAAGATGCGGAGGGCAGCAGCCCGGAGGAAAAAATAAACTCTCTGCGCCGCCAGATATATTCCGAGAAAAAAGAAGAAATAAACGCTCAAAAGCGGGCCGCCTATGCTGCAAAAAAAGAGCGTGAGCAGAAACAGTAAGCATTTAAAAAGTTTAGACAAGGAGCAATAGAATATGAGTACAAATGCAGAACTTAAAAAAATCGTGAATGAGTTTTACGATCTCTATGAAGACGCCGCGCGTACCACCAGAACTGCTATAATGGCAAATCTCCCCGCCGGTGCTGCAGCGCCTAAAGAAAGTGTTATTTATGGTGAAGCAGGGAGAAATTCCTTTGCAAAAGAAGCAGCCAAGCTTCTTGCGCGTGCTGAACAACTGATCAATGCAAGAATTAAACCCATAAAGGAAAAATTAACAGCCGCCCCCTCTGTTGAGGCCGTAAATGCTGTTACTATGCTTAGCTTCAACAAGGATGTTTCTGAAACAGATGTAGATTTACTGATAGAAAAGTATTCTGATAATTATCAGACTGTGAAAGCCCTGAAAGCTGTAGCAATCGAAAAGGGCCTTAACAAATATAAATCATTTTACAAGGATGCCAATATCCTTGAGCTTGAAGAACTTGAACGGCTCAAGAGCAGTCTTGCAAATAGCTTCAACATAAACGCTGCTGAACGTCATGAAGGCAGCCATGCCATGGCGAAGTGGCTGTTGGAAACGTCGATTGATAGCGCTATAGCAGATTAATCAGATTATTTTTACTCCCCCACGCGCTCGCGCGAATTTATAAGAAGCAGTAAACCCCAAAGCCCCCGCTTAAGCCAATATAAGAGGCAAGAGCGGGGGTATCTGTAGTGAGGTACATATTATGTCTGTCAGCATAAGTGATAAAAAAGCATGGCTGAATCAAGCCAGAGAGACACAAACAGAGCTGCAAGCACTTAGGGAGAGCCGGGAGCAGATATATGCAGATGCTACAAGCATCACCGGCAAAGTGGGCGGCGCTGTGGTCTCTGGCAGCCGTAGAGTGCATAGATATGATGCTTTAGTTGAGGTTGACGACTTCATTAAGGCACAGGAAAAGACCCTCATAAAACAGCGCAGAGATCTGTTGAAAGCAATCAACAGCATAGAAGATTCAACAGTAAGAACAGTTTTTACATACCGATATGTTACCGGGCTTTATTGGCATGAGATAGCAGAAAAGGTGCATTATACAGAAGCACGATTAAGCTTTTTTCATAAAAAAGGGCTTGAGCAAATTAACATCACACCGGGCATGATCGAAAGCATGAGGGCAGCACATGGCTATAAGCATTGAAGATAAAAAAGCATGGTTAAAGCGTGGGGTAGATGTACAAAAAGAGCTGCAACTCTTGAATGATACCCGGCAATGTGTTTATGAAGATGCTACACACATCACCGGCAATATGTCTGCAGGCCGGGTGAGCGGGAGCCGCAGCATACACCGCTTTGATAAGCTTGCAGAGGTAGACGGCTTTATTAAAGCCCAGGAGCGCCGTCTTGTGGAGCTGCGCGGGGAAATCCTAAAGGCAATATACACAGTGCCTACACTCCCAGAGCGGGAGCTATTGACCTATAAATACATTCACGGCCTGCCCATGGAGAAGTTAATTGATAAGCTGAACTATAGTGACCGGCATATACAACGAATCCACAAGCAGGCATTGGAGAAAATACAAATTCCAGAGCATAAAGGAGCATGAAATGGATAACAAAGCCCAATGCAGCGAGTGCATGAGAGGATTCAACAATCATATTAACAGGGCCTATTATAATGGCCTGTTAACTGGTTCAGGTCTGGCTCTGTCTCTTGCCTCTATTTTGATAGCAATAATGACATATTTCTGAGAGGTTGAAACGCTCCCGGCATACTTGACACCGGGAGCGGGAGAGCATATAATAAACATAGCAAGGGCGCTGCGACAAGCGGTTGGCTCTTTAAGTAAGGGTATTTAGTAAAGCACTAAAAAACCGTCACTTGGCCGAGTGGCGGTTTTTGCTTTTCACAATTATCTGTAACATCAGCTTTCGCAGAGTTAAGGTTATCGTAAGTCGCACAGCCTCACCCCCTTTCGGGTGGTGTAGCCAACCGCCTGCCGTTGTGCAGCGCCGGTGACAGCATAGCACAGGCCCCGCCACAATGCAAGAAAAAGGAAAAAAGTTTTCCCTTATTTTTTCCCTTTAGACAAAAATTTTCCCTTTACGATGCTTGACGGCTATTTATAAAAAGCCTGTGTTTTCAACGATATTTAACGAGGTTTTATGTGGAAAAATCAAGCGTGACCAATTCAAGTCCCGCCTCGCGCACCAAAGAAAAACCTTGAAAACCTTGAGTTTTCAAGGTTTTTTTGTTTTTAAATTTCCCTTTGACCCTTATTCTGACCCTTTAGAGCTTGATATCAAATGGTCTGAATGTGCTTGTTTTGTTGGGAAATTGCAACTTGCTCTGACCTTTACGCCAGATTTTTTATGAAGCTGTCCATGCGTTTGGCACTCTCTCGCTTCATGCCGGAACTGACATGCGCGTAAGTGTCCAGAGTAAAAGCCGCCGTGTGGTGTCCCAGATTCTCCTGCACGGTCTTGATGTCGTCACCGGCCTTGAGACTGTTGACCGCGAACGTATGTCTCAGGTCATGAAAACGCACATTGTCATAGCCCAGCTTTTTCACCACTTTTTTGAAGGCCAGATAAACGGTCTGGTTGCAGAGATACCGTCCTGTCTCCGTGGTGAAAACCAGATTATCGGGATTGTGCCATGCCTCGCCATAGATTTCTGCCCAACGTTTCTGTTGGGCTTTTTGCTTTTTCAGGGCATCAATTACTGCATCTGCCACGTTCAGTACCCGGGGCCTGTCGTTTTTGAGGCTGGTAAAGGCATATTCGTTTTTGCCTTTCAGCTTGCCATGCTGCTTGTTTACGAGTATGGTGCCGCGCTCAAAGTCCACGCAGTCCCAGGTGAGACCGAGAATTTCACCCTGCCGCAGACCGGTGAACACTGTGACGTAGAAGACAAGCTCATAAGGATTACCCTTAATCTCCTGTAGAAAATAGAGCAGAGCCTCGTCTTCCATGGGCTTTATCTGCGGTTTTTCTATACGTGGCAGCATTACTGCGTTCAGCGGATTTATCTTGATGTAGCCCATCTTCATAGCCTGATCCAGCGCACGGTGCAGCACTCCGTGTACGTTTTTAATTGTCTTGGGGCTCAGGCCCTTTTCCCGCAGAAGCTCGTTGTACATGCTTTGTACCATAGCGGTGTTGAGCTTGCTTAGCTGAGTTTCGCCGATGTATGGCTTGATGTTTAGGCGCACATGATCCTGATAGGATTTTACTGTGGAGCCTTTTACATTGCCTATGTAGTTTTTCAGCCACTCATCCAGCCAAGAGGAGACCTTCATTTTTGAAGGCTCCGTGTATGTGCCTTCGTCAATTTCAATGTTGACTTTGTTCAGCTTCTGCCGCACTTCCTTCTGGGTTTTGCCGTAGATGGATTTTTGAATCTGTTTACCTGTCTTGGGGTCAAATCCCAGAGAGTATCTTGCTTCCCAGCGCCCGTCGGAGCGTTTTCGTATGCTGCCGCCTCCGTTGGCGCCCCTTGTTGTTTTGCCTGACATTAAACCTCGCTTTCCTCAGAATCAGAATATATGTCCAATCAGTCCATTTGTTTTCTTGCCCGTATCCGGTCGCTATCAAGCCATGCAACAAATTCCTCAAAGCCAAACTCGCCTCTGAGGCACATGTCGCGCCTTTCTCTGGCTTCCAGTGACCATGCGTTGAACTCGTCCCTTGTCATCAGACCCTTGCTCACACGGGCGTTGTGAGCCTTGTAGGAGCGCTTGTATTCCTTTACAACTGGGTTTTCGAGCAGCTTCTGTTCATAGATGCGGAATGAACCCAGGTCCTTGCAGGTCTTGCCGCCTGCCTGGAATACCTTGCGGCTGCAGTATTCAGTGTTGTAGTTTCCCGCAATGCCAAAGTACTTGCCGCAGTATTTGCACTTGCGGAATCTGGTGCCGTGCTTTATATAGTTGACCAGCATGAAAGAGAGAAGGTCTTTTGCAGAATCGGTGTGCAGCACCTCGGTATAGAAAGGCTCTGTTAGCTGTTCCTTGGTGGGGTGTTGTTCAATTTCTAACTTTCTGCCTATGGAGTCATATTTGAATGGCCCAGCATAACCGAAGCGTACTTGCTCATAGCGGACTCTGCTATAGCTCAGACCTTCCGGTACAGTTTCCATGGGGAAGATATCTTTCAGCCACATCTGAGCTTCCTGAAGTTCAGATACATCTGATCCAAGAGCCATGACAGCAAATACAGGACTTGCGTCAAGAAATATGCGAAAATCCTTATCGACTATATCTGAATATAGAAAGTCCGCTAAGCCCTGACCAATGGGATACTCCCTGTGCCAGAGCAGCTCGCTTTCTTCACGAATTTCATAAGCTTCCGTCTTTCCGTCTGTATACGCACAGACGGAAATTTTTTTATTTCCCATCGACAAGTCTCAACACTCCTTGCAAGCTGTCAAATATATAATGCACTTAGACGACCTAACAAGTACATTATATACCAAACAGTCCATTAAAGCAAACGAAAGGAGTCGAATTATTGACCACATTTGAAAATCTTCCTAATGTTCTCAATGCGGAACAGCTTGCCCAGACACTTGGCATCTCCCGGGCGGGAGCCTATCAGTTGCTGCACAGCGATGGATTTCCCACTTTGCGCATCGGCAAGCGTATGCTTGTGCCAAGAGACAAACTCGCAGAATGGATAGAAAAGAATACTGGTGTCAGCCATGCTGCGGGAGAATAAAAAAGAGGCCGCTCAGACTGAGCAGCCAGATAAGGATTCAAACAAGAACAGTGTAGCAGATGATATGGATGAAATCTGTAGAAAACTCCAGCGAGCGGCAGACCCTACATACCTTGACACTTTTACAATGGAAGAGCTATATGACCAAGTCTTTAAAAGCAGGCCCTCAATAATTGAGGGGCTGCTGACTGCCGGTACATATATCCTCGCCGGCGCGCCAAAGCTGGGTAAATCCTTTCTTGTGATGCAGATTGCCTGGCATGTGAGCACAGGGACTCCGCTCTGGGATATGCAGGTGAAGCCGGGGGATGTTCTCTACTTAGCTCTCGAAGATGACAAACGGAGATTGCAGACAAGGCTGCACCGTATGGTGGGTGAAATACCAACGGATAAGCTTCACTTAACTGTATGCTCCCAGAGTATCGGGAATGGGCTATTGCTTCAGATAGAGCATTTTCTGGAGGACTACCCGAATACAAGACTCATTATTATAGACACCTTGCAAAAGGTACGTGAAATGAATAAGGAGCAGTACAGCTATGCCGGGGATTATGCTGAGATAGCAGAGCTTAAGAAAATCTCAGACAAGTATTCAGTCTGTATTCTGCTTGTACACCATACAAGAAAGCAGCAAGCAGATGACGGCTTTGACATGATTTCAGGAACAAGCGGGCTTATGGGAGCGGCAGACGGGGCCTTGCTTTTGCGCAAGGAGCGGAGAAGCGCAAATACCGCTTCACTTGAAATTTCAGGCCGTGACCAACAGGATCAGAAGCTATATCTGAAAAGGAATGAAGAAAGCCTGTGCTGGGAACTTGAAAGCATGGAAACCGAAGTCTGGAAAGAAGCTCCGGAACCTGTTTTGGAAAAACTGGCAAACTTTCTTGGTAACTCTGTCTGTTGGAGCGGCAGCCCAACAGAGCTTGTACAGGCATTAGGCTTAGACATGAAAGCCAATGCTCTGACATTTAAGCTGAACGCAAATGCTGGAAGATTGCATGATGAATACGGAATAAAATACAGCAACAGCCGGAACCATGCCGGAAGAAGAATTGAACTCAGGCGCGACGATGCGTGACGCTGTGACGATGTTATGACGGTACCCTAAAATACCGTCACAATCGTCACCACCGTCACGGAAAGGATAAACTCATGAAAAAAGTAAGTATACCTTATGAGTTGTTCAGCTACCTTATTGACTATCATCTCAAGGGAGAAGATTACCTTGAGGAAGAAATCCGGGACGGTCTTGAAGAAAAGTTGGAGGCTATGCAAAGGCGTGAGCTTTACTCCAGATACAAGACAGCCCCGGATGAAGCACAGCGGGAAGAAGCCCGGCAGGAGTACCTTGACAGCAGGGGAGTACCTGCAAGCTACCGCTGGACTGTTTCCCCTTGGGAACAGGAACAGGAGCGTGGCACGCTCCTGTATTTGGCAGACAAGGCGAAAGCAGAGGCTGGCAAATCTCCATCACGGAGTCCGCAGATTCGGTGATGGACAGTGGGCGGCAGTGTGGCAATACACGCTGTCGCTCGCTGTAAGGCTTCCGCAGAAGCCGCAAGCTGCCTCGCAGAGCGCATGGCCTTTTGATGGCTCCGCTGTCAAAAGTGCTTTTGCGTTACTTTTGCCAAAAGTAACAAAAGGCTTTTTGTAAGGAGTGAATTATTGAGAAGAACAATAAGTGCAATGTCCGGGCCGGGAGTAGTGGCCCATAACAGAAGAACATATACCGCAGCCAATGTTGATAAGAACAGAACCAAGGACAACATTGAGTACTGCTATACAGATATAAAGCAAGTCTACCATGAACTATTTGATGAGGCTCTCAAAGAATACAACGCCAAGCAGACCCGTAAAGACCGTGTTATAAATGACTATTATAAGAAGATATGCTCTGGCAAACAGGAGAAGCCATTTTATGAGGTCATCTTCCAGATAGGCAGTAAAGATAATATGGCAGTTGGCACAGCGGAGGGCGATAAGGCAAAAGAGATACTGGATGAGTTCATGCGTGGCTTTGAAGAAAGGAATCCCCAGCTTAAAGTGTTTTCCGCCCACTTACATATGGATGAGGCTACGCCCCATCTGCACATAGACTTTGTCCCTTACATCACCGGCAGTAAGCGTGGCTTGTCTACAAGGGTGTCTCTAAAGAAGGCTCTCGAAGCACAGGGCTTCAAGGGCGAGGGCAAGACCAGCAATGAGCGAAACCTCTGGATAGAGTCCGAGAAAGAAGCACTGGCAGAAATCATGGAGCGGCACGGCATAGACTGGGAGAAGAAAGGCACCCATCTTGAGCACCTAGATGTGCTGAACTTTAAGAAAGAACAGCGTGCCAAGGAACTTGCTGAACTTGAACAGAGGATAGAGCAGTTGACCCCGGATGTGAAGAACATGGAAATGTTTGTAGCAGAGTTTAGCCAAGACCCGGACAAGATGCTGCCGGAAGCCGCACCCTTGGAAACTGCAAAAAGCTACCGGGAAAAGAAAGTGAAACCGTTCTTTGAACAGATGAAAAAGCTGGTGTTGTCCACTCACGCGGTACTTGTAAATCTCCGGCGGGAATGTATTGACTTGACTGTAAAATACCTTGCCGCGATGAACAAAATTCAGTCTCAGGAAAAAGAACTGAAAGAAAGAGACGAAGAAATAAAGAAGCTAAAGTTCAAACTGAGAGACTTTGACCGTGTGAGAATATTTTTCGGTAAGTACAAAATAAACCAAGCCATAGAGACAGTAAAGCAGCAGGAGAAAGAACACCGACAAAAAAACTTTTTTCACGGTGAAAAAAGTTTTTTGAACAACACAATGCGCCCCACTATTAAGCGAGGCGCATTTTTGATATGCAGGACTCAAAAATGATAGGCATGTGTCATTTTTGAAACATGACAAAAAATATGCTTGACAAAAACTGGAGTTTGTATTAATATAAACTCAAAGTCGAAAGGACTCATTTTATTTACTTTAATGTCGTCATTTTTAACACATGACAAAAACGAGGTGCAGAGATGAAGTTGAGCGATGTGGCCAGTGTGCGCAGCGGCCTGGTGCTTTCCAGAAAGCAGTCTCGCGAGCCGAGCAATATACAATATCCATTGATAACACTCCGGTCAATCAATCCCGGAGGATATATAGATCTGAACGAACTGGATGTTTTCAATGCAACAGAACAGCTTGGCGGTGAGTATTTGACTCGCGCCGGAGATGTGGTAATTCGCCTTACAGCTCCGTATACGGCTGTACTGATAGAAGAAAACACAGCGGGTATGGTGGTATCTTCAAATTTTGTTATCATCAGGGCTGATAGCAGGCAAGTGCTGCCTGAGTATCTATACTGGCTGATAAATACACCACAGGTCAAGCGGGCTATATATGAGAATACCAGCAGCAATATGCTGGGGGCTATAAAAGCAAAGTATTTTTCCGACTTTGAGCTTGCGCCAATTCCTTTACAGCAACAGCACTTTTTAGCTGATATGAATCTGCTGGCTATAAAAGAGGGAAGGCTCCTAAGAGAGCTTGCGGCAGAGAAAGAAAAATATCATGCTCTGCTTATTGAACACAGCTACAACGAAATGAGAAGAGAGGTAATTTGAAATGACCACCCGCAGTGATATAGAACGCGTGCTTTGGAAAGCCTGTGACAGCTTCCGCGGCAAAATTGATAGTTCACGCTACAAGGATTATATCCTGTCCATGCTGTTTGTGAAATACCTGAGTGATGTGACCAAAGAGAAGCGTGAGAAGTACATGGAACAGTATGACGGTGATGAGCGCCGTGTTGAGCGCGCAATGAACCGCGAGCGCTTCAGTATAGACAAGGAATCAACATTCGATTACCTGTATGAAAACCGCAATGATAATGAGATTGGCCAGAAGATAAACGTGGCTCTCTCCCGTATAGAGGAGCACAATAGCAGCAAGCTTCGCAATGTGTTCCGCGCCATTGACTTTAACTCTCAGGTAGACTTTGGCGTTGATGTAAAGGCAAAGAACGCTACCCTCCGCAATCTGCTCGAGGACTTCCATGATCTTGACCTACGCCCGGAACAGCTGGGTTCTGCCGACATTATTGGAGATGCCTACGAATATATGATTGCAAATTTTGCCTCTGATGCGGGCAAAAAGGGCGGTGAGTTTTTTACCCCAAGCCAGGTGTCTGAGCTTGTGGCCTCTCTGGTCAAACCCAAGGAGAACGACCGCATATATGATCCCACGTGCGGAAGCGGCGGTTTGCTGCTCAAGGCGTACAAGAAAGTGCCCAGCGGCAAGGTTGCAGCCTACGGTCAGGAGCTGAACGCTCAGACCTGGGCACTGTGCACCATGAATATGTTTCTGCACGGTGTGGACGATGCCTGCATCTGGCAGGGAGATACGCTCTTCAACCCCATGAACATTGAAAATGACGAGCTTATGAAGTTTCAGGTTGTGGTCGCAAATCCCCCGTTTAGCCTGGACAAATGGGACAGCGGATTCCTCTCTAATGCCGGGCTGGATGCAAAGGGCAAAAAGCAGGAGAAGATGACCGCAGCCATGGACCAGTGGAAGCGCTTCGACTGGGGCGTGCCTCCCTCATCCAAGGGCGACTATGCTTTTGTGCTGCACATGCTTCACAGTCTGGATGCCCAGAACGGACGCATGGCGGTTGTCCTGCCCCACGGTGTTCTGTTCCGGGGGGCAAGCGAGGGAAAAATCCGCAAGCAGCTTGTTGAACTGAATCTTCTTGACGCAGTTATAGGCCTGCCTGCAAACCTCTTTTACGGCACCGGCATACCTGCATGCATACTGGTGTTCAAGAAGAACCGCAGCCGCGATGATGTGCTGTTCATCGACGCTTCCGGCGAGGGCAACTATGAAAAGGGCAAGAACCAGAACATCCTGCGCGACAGTGATATTGCTCGCATAGTCAGCACCTATGAGGCCCGCGAAGAAAAGGTGGACAAGTACAGCTACCGCGCCACCCGTGACGAGATCAGGGAGAACGACTATAACCTCAATATTCCCCGCTATGTGGATACCTTTGAGGAAGAGGCCTTGGTGGATATTGATGAGGTCAAGCAGAATATTGCCAATATTGAGGCTGAGCTTGCCCAGGTGCAGGCACAGATGGCAAAGTATCTTAAGGAGCTTGGATTATGAGTGATAATAAAGAACTGATGCCTATACGCTCCAGCGCAGCGGAGTACCTGACCTTTGTTGCCGCAACCGGAGATCAGGAAAACAGCGTTGAAATGCGCTATGAGGATGAAAACATCTGGCTTACCCAGAAAATGATGGCGGTGCTTTATGATGTTGAGGTGCCGACCATCAATGCCCACATTAAAAAGATATATGAGGATGCAGAGCTTTCTGAGGAGGCAACTATTAGAAAATTTCTAATAGTTCAGCAGGAGGGTGCCCGACAGGTAAGCAGGCAGGTGAACCATTATAATTTGCAGATGATTATAGCTGTGGGTTTCAAAGTGAACAACGAGCGGGCTGTGCAATTTCGCAAGTGGGCCAATGCTATAGTCAAGGACTATACAATACAGGGCTGGGTCATGGACGATGAGCGTCTCAAGAACGGCGGCACAGTGCTAACTAAGGACTACTTTGAAAAACAGCTGGAGAAGATACGGGAGATCCGTCTGTCTGAACGCCGCTTCTATCAGAAAATCACAGACATCTATGCCACTGCCTTGGACTATGACCCCAGTGCAAAGGCCACTAAACGCTTCTTTGCGGCTGTACAGAACAAAATGCACTATGCTATCCATGGTCAGACTGCCGCAGAAGTTATATATAACCGGGCAGACTCAGCAAAGGAGCATATGGGCCTGACTTCATGGGAGGGCTCTCCCAACAGCAAAATACACCGCTATGATGTGAGCGTGGCGAAAAACTACCTGTCCGAAGAGGAAATGCAGCAAATGCAGCGCATAGTTTCCGCATATCTGGATATGGCAGAGATGCAGGCCATGCGGCATATTCCCATGACTATGGAGGACTGGGAAAAAAGACTCAACGGTTTCCTTGCTCTTTGGGACAGGGAGGTGCTGCGGGATGCCGGGAAAGTTTCCGCGGCTCTTGCAAAGGCTCACGCCGAGGCAGAGTTTGAAAAGTACCGCATCACACAGGACAGACTCTATGAGAGCGACTTTGACCAGTTCCTGAAGCTGGAAGAGCGGGCGAAAGGAGAATGAAAATGAAAGATTATATGGAAGCCTATAGAGACTATAGCTGTTTGATTTATGAAAATAGCGACAATGTTGAGAGCCACCCGGTAGTTTGTGGTTGTTGTGGTAAATCAGTAGCTCCGAACATAGGCTATAAGATAACTTATTATAGCAGCTATGGGGTGAGAACTGCTGCAATAATATATCAGTGTCCACTTTGCAAAAACCCTATCATTTACTTTAATGACTATAATGAAACCATTCCCGGAGCAAAGTACGGCAGGGAGATAAAGAACCTCCCTGCAAACATCGAAACTCTCTATGATGAATGCCGTACCTGCTATGCCAATCAGTGTTACACTTCTTCGCAGATGATTGCAAGAACACTGCTCATGCATATCGCTGTGGAGCAGGGAGCAGAGGAAGGTTTGAGCTTTGCAAAGTATGTAGACTATCTTGATGATAAGGGATATATACCGCCTAATGGCAAGCCATGGGTTGACTTTATTAGAAAGACCGGCAATGTTGCCAACCATGAGATTGTGATAAAGGAAAAAGAGGAGACTGAGAAGGTTATCAGCTTTCTTTCTACATTGCTGCTGGTGATTTATGAGATGCCGAATATGCTTAATGATCCATGATGTGACCGTTAACTGATAGATACAAAGAGGGTAAAACTATGGGCGAGTTGACTTATAGTAAGAAGATTAAAATCAACAATAAAGTAATTAAAGAGAATGACATTATCCTTTTTGCACAGTTGTTCAGAGAGCAGTTTTCTGAAAAAGACTATGTCCGAGAAATAAGGCTCTTTTTTGAGGATGAAAGCAGAATAAGAGGAAATGACATAGATATTTTTTCCTCAGATGAGTTCAAAAGAAGGCGCTGCAAATCTGTGGAGTTTGACTTGGCTTCCTCAGGCTATGAAAGACATATTCAAATTTCACTCAATAACCCTGTGAACTGGTTGCATGATTCTTGGGTTGAAGTTCGGAGTACAGATAAAACATGGTATGAATCCATGCTCAAACGTATGGAGAATGTCATAGATGAGATGGAAAGTCAAGTGAAGTTTATGCGGCATCCGTACATACTTTCTTTGCTCATAAGCGCTGTTGAAGCAATCATTTTTTCGCTTGCCGTTCCTAAGCTTCTTTCCCTGAAAGCCACTGTGTATGGATATGTTGTTTTGGCAATGCTCCCATTTGTGGCGTTGTACATCCTTAACAGCATCCTTATTGAAGGCTTAAATAAAGTATACCCTAATGTTGAGTTTGCATTTGGCCCGACTCATAGTAATACAGCGTTAAAGAAAAGGAAAATTATTGGTGTTTTAATACCGTTTGGTTTGGATATTGCACTATTTATATTGGGCTTGCTTGCATAAGAGGTAAATGTATGA